AGAGTTCGAATCTCTCCTGCTGCGCCAAAGCAAAAAGCCTTGGTATTACTGGAAAATCCAGTGATACCAAGGCTTTTTTGCGTTTTCTAAACCTTTTGTTACTGCCAGTTACAACCAGTTATAACCAGTTGCATGAACACAGTTGCGAACACAGTTACGCGCCGCGATACATGTCCTGCAGGCGTCTGACGTCGGCAGCCCTCTCGATCTGTTTTTCGTGCAGATAGTCATAGATGGCTTTCATTTTCTCGGGCGGCTCGCCGTGCTCTTGCCGGTACTTCTGGATGACCGCCTCGACCTCTGCATGCAGCATGGTCATGTGCCGCATTTCTTCGCCGGAAAGATCGTAAAACGTCTTCGCCAGCGCTGGACGCTCGTCCTTGTACTTGAGCGCGCATTTCGCGTATTTCTTCGCGTCCTCGATCTCTTCGTCGATCATTTCGGAGAGTTTTTCAATGAGTTTCATTTTCTTCCTCGCTTTCTGTGGTCGGCTTTGGCATCACTTTTTTGATCTCAGCGATCGCCGCGTCGCCGATCTGATTGCCGATGCTGCGCCCTGTGGGCGTGGCTACCATCGCACCAAGCAGCATCCCGATCAAAAGCTGCACCATCGTGCACCTCTCAGATCCGCTGCACGCGCAGCGCCACATTATTGACCGTAGCAGCGGCACCGGTGAGCACCAGCGTCAGAGCGGACCCTGCCGCGCAGCACACCTGGCGCACCAGCGCGGGGAATGCCAGAACAACGGGCGCACCGGCGGCGCCCGCAGCAGAAGCGGTTGCGCCGGGAACGGCAACGCCGTCCTTGTAGAGCGTCGCAGTGACCGTGCCCGCTGCCGTCGGTGCGACGGTGACCGAGGCGTCTACATCGTAGTAGCCCGCGCCGGTGATGTTGACGGCGTTGCCGTTGAGTGCCACATCACAGCCGTAGCGGCGGATAAGGCTGCCAAGAGGGATGACGCCGTCGACCGCGACTGCGGTGGGCGTCTGCATGGCAGCATAAAGAGCAGATTTACAAGACATTGTTTTGTCCTCCATTCAAAAAATGGCGGGGCTATTGCCCCGCCTGTTACCCGGCCATAGGGGCCTGCCATGTTCCCCGAGCGGGGCATATGGTCTTAAAGGTTGACGTTGCCGTTGCAGCCGCAAGACGCGGGGATGATCTGGCCTGCGCAAGTCGAAGCCACGCCGTACAGTGCGGGCTTAGTCAGCATGCGGCCCTCGATTGCATCCAGGCGGCGGTTAAAGCCGCAGCAGCAATCGGAGATCTTCGCCGCCAGGGCGTCTGTCTGCTCCTTGGTGAAGATCCCGTTCTTGAGGTTCTGATTCTCCATCTTGAGGTCGAAGATGGTCTCCTGCAGGCGCTGCTCGTAGATGCGGCTGGCCTGGCTGGTGATCGCCTCGGTGCTGGCGTTGATTGCCATGCGCGTGTCGTTGCTCTGCTGCTCGATGAGATACTGCGTGCGGGCCGTGTCGATGATTTCCTGCTTTTCGACCTCGCAGTTGCTCACGCGGTTGCAGCCGGTGTCATTGACGGGATACGGCATATTGCCGCGGCCAAAGCCAAAGCCAAAGCCGTTGCCAAAGCCGCCAAACAGCGCCGCGATGACGATGATGATAAACAATACCGCGAGCCAGCTCATGCCGGTGCTCTGATCGTTGTTCATGGTGCATTCTCCTTTCCTCAAAAATTATTCCAACGGCTATTTCAGCCGGGGGAATTTGGTTAATCGCCCCGCTTTTCCTTTTTGCGGGGCCTGTGAGGCGTTCTGTGCGCCACCGAGTATCTTGTTGGCATCGGAGCGCAAAGCCTCTGGTGTCGTCCCGAGAAGGCCGCACAGGGCCTTCGCTTGCATCGTGCGCCCGTAGCGCAAATATAGGCTGTCGGCAATGCCCGAATCAATGCCGAGCCTGCGCGCCGTGCTCTGCACGCTCTCCAGTGTGTCAGCCGTCCCGCTGATCGCCTGCTCCGCTTTCGTTGCCGCGCCTTGCAGGTCTGCGGAGGGGAACATTTTCGACGCTGCCGCTATGAGTTGCTTGAGGTCCATTTTCCTTCAGCTCCTTTACCTGATCGGTCAGATTTTTGATGACCGCGGCCATGTCGCTCATAGCCGACTGCATTTCGCCCATTAGCTCCTCCTGCGTCTTGGGCGGAGTAATGACGCCGAGCTCGACGAGCTTGTCGTAATACTGCTGCGTGGTGGCCTCCAGCTCGGCGTATGCCGAAGAGGTCTTGCCGATGAGCTGCTGGCGGTTGCCAAAATAGTCAGTCTGGAAAATATCACCGTTGTCGATAACACACATCATGCAGTTTCCGCCGCTGTATCCGGCAATTGCAAACTGGTCCATGCGCGCACCTCCTTTTGTTGCCTCAATCATACCGTGGATCGTGCCCCGCAAATGGTCATTGTTTGGTCATTATTTGGTCAAAAAATATTTTGTAAAATCCTAAAAAAGCTCTTGACTGCGCGCTAATATTAGCGTACAATAGAAACATAAACAAGAGGGAAACTCCCAGGAGGAAATAGCCATGAAGTACACGTATCGAATGTTTGAAGACAACGCTGGCGGCCTGCATCTTGCCATTTTGAACGAAGACGGCGAATGCGTTTATTATCTGAGTGACTTTGATCGCGGCCTCGTGCTCGACACGCTGGCTGCTCTCAAAGATGGCAGTGACCCCATTGTGGACAGATGGGAGGGCGGCGAAGAAAACCCCGCTGCTTGTCTTCGCGAGATTGTCGATCTGGTTGACGCCGGTAACGGCGGCGCGGAAGAGCTTGACGCTTGAGGTGTACTATGGGGAAGAAATATCCGGACTGCCAGTTTGCAGAAAGCGATTGCACTGCCTGCTCGCTGGTCAATTACGGGCGAGACTGCCATAACCGCCCGATCTCAAAACTCGAATGGTCGCGCCGCATGGCAGGCCTCACACAAACCGACCTCGCTGTCAAATCCGGCGTGAACCGCCGCCAGATTCAGCGCGTGGAAATGGGAGACGCCGACGCCGGTAATTTAACCGCAAGAAACCTGATCGCCATTGCCGACGTTCTCGGCGTGAATCCAAAAGACCTTATATAACCGCAAAAAGAGAGCACCGATTAACCTCGGTGCTCTCTTTGCCCGTCTGCTATTTTTTGGTATGCCCGTCTGCGGCAGCGGTTGACCGCCTCCGGCGACAGGTGCAGTGCCTCGCACACTTGCGCGTAGCTCTTGCGCCGCACGTCGCACTCAATAAGGCACGCCGCCTCGTCCGCTGGCAGCTCAAACGATAAAACGTATGCCACGGCCCGCTTGGGAGCCATCGCGGATAACTCCGCCCGGATACGCTTATGCTGACTGTTCATGCCCGTGTAAGGCTTGCAGAGGCGCTTGCGCGTGGGCTTTCGCCGCCCGCTCCTTCCTGTGCCCAAATCGGACACCGTTATTTTGTCGCTCTCTGGATCATCGTCACGACTTCCTGCCGCGTGATGAGCCTCTGCGGCGCGCTGCCGTCCGTGATGCCCGCCGCCTTGGCCGCCGCCCAGTCCTTTGCCGCCCACGAAGAAACGGGCTTGGTGCCGAGCTGCGCAAGGTAAGCGTCCATCATCTTGTTAAACGTTGCCTGATCCATGTATTCCTCCATTTCCGGCGGATACTTGCCCGCCAAGATCATGCTCCCTGTGTATCGCATATGGCCGTCCCACTGAAAATGCGGCTTGTCGGGGAATTTCTTCCAGTCGCCACCCCACGAAAAGCCGACCTGCTTGCCGATCTGCCCGCAGCGGGCGAAGAACGACGGATCGTCGTACTCATGCCCCTTGACGTTTTTGCAGATGTCGAATGCGAGACCAGCCTTGACAGAGTGGAACGTGGGGCGCGTCGCGGTCTTTGCCGCGTAGCCGTTCGCGGCAAGATAGCGCTGGTACTCGTCATCCCTGACCGTCTCCGTCACGAGTACGGGAAGCCCCGCCTCCTTGCAGAGGTCGAGGAAGATGACGCAGTTTGCGCGCACGTCCGCCCGCAGGTCAGCAATATCCCTACTGTGATACATCGCCGTCACCCTTGCTGTCGATCCCGTCCTGTGCCTTCTGGCTCTGCGTGCCGAAGTAGAACGCGATGATAACCGCATAGATCGTCATAAAGTCCTGCGAGATATTGCCCGTCACGGCCATGTAAGCGAAAACGCCCGTCAGCACCAGCGTCACAATGCTTTTGACGCTCATCAGGTTTGCGATACGCTTAAGAATTCTTTCTTTCATGTCATTCGTCCTTTCCTTTGTCTAAAACATTGTAGCCGTCCTCGTAGATTACGGTTAGCCCGTAGGCGCAGGCGACTTCGTGTTCGATGCGGCAACCACGGGCTTTCTCCCAGCCGTGGCAGAAATAAGCAGCGTGACACAGGCTCATGTTTTCCAGAGACTTCGCCAAGAAGCACAGAGGGATTTGCACCACCCCGCGTTCGGTCATATTCTCCTTGCTATACCATTCGTCGGTAAAAAGCGTGTTGACAATTCCATAGCCGCGTGCTTCCAGCGCCGCGATAGCTTTCTCGCGTGTAGCAACGATTTCCTCATCGGTTTTCCCTGCCATCGGTTGGCTTAGCATAGCCTTCATTCTTTCGTTCATGTCATTCGTCCTTTCCTTTAATTTTGATGCCCGCCAGTAAGCCGAGCTCTGCCGTCCACGCGGCGAACCACGCGACGGTCAGGCTGTCCGGCACTACCTTGTCATGCGCGGTCAATACGAGCACCGCAATGCAGTACCAGCAGAGGTTGAGCACTGCCGCGATGACGTACTTATCCCGCTTTCTCAGCTTCTTCATAAGGCCACCCCCGACAGCAGCCACGCGATAAACGCGCCCGCCAGCGCCGCGAGAGCCTTGTCGACCAGCCCGTCCCAGCGTTTCCCCGCCTTGCCCGTAATGGTCTTCACGTCCTCCTTGATCTCCTTGACGTCGCCCTCAACGGTTTCTTGTTTCGTGGCCAAGACCTCGACCGACGTCACCAGCCGATCAAGCGCCACCTGATGTTCCGTCAGCTCGTTGATTCGGTGCGTATTGCTCTTGCACCTCGATTCAATCAGGGCGATTGCCGCGTCATCGTAGTGTTTTGCATTATCCATATCCCGCTCCCTTTCTGCGGCGTATTACACCGCCTTGAAATAGTTGCCGATGAGCTCATGCGGCAGGTATTGCAGCGTGATCTTGCCACCCGCCTGCTCGCCCGTGCGCTCGCAGAGGTACACCTTTCCATCATCACCGTCGAGGTAGTACTTGCCGTACTCATATTCCATGCCGCGCGCTGCGGGGATGGGGTCGTCCTGCGTGCCCGCATGGGCGGCGTCGATGACCGCCCAGAGGTTCGGCGTCTTGTCCGGCGTCCAGTCGGCCTGCGAGGTATGCGCCTGACGGCACTTGTGCACCTTGCCGCCGTAGCTTCTGCGGTCGCCCTCGGCGTAATCCACGGGGTACGTCCATGCTGTGATGAGTTCCGGCACGCTCGCCGCCTCGCCGTCGCTCAGGCTGACCGCTGCCTGCTCGATAATGGGGCGCAGCTTCACAGCGCGGGCATATGTGACCGGCTCACCCGCAAGGGCGGTGACGGTTGCTTTAGCGCTTTCCGTTTCCGTGGGCTTGCCCATCTTGATACTCACCGTGCCGTCGCGGTGGTCGGTGATGGCCCCACTCAGGCTGTATTCGCTGTTGTCCCACTCATTGACGACCTCCTCTGTCTCGCCCGTGGGATTGCCGTCGTTGTCGAGCTTGTCCACCGTCTCGCGCTGGACGATGCTCCACGGCGTGTTGTCGGGCAGCAGCACCGCGACCTCGGTGGTGGTCATCGTGAGTGTGATGGTCTTGGTGTCACGGTCGCCCCACGCGCGGTCTTTGGTGTTGCCGTTGATCTCTGCGGGGTATTCGGTGTTGTTGACTTTGATGTAGGTTGCCATAAATAATCAGTCCTTTCTTTAGAAGCAGAAGCCGAAGGCCACGCTCATCTCCTCGCTCGCGAAGTTGGCGTCGGCGATGCCGTTGAGGCCGACAAGGCAGAACTTCTCGGAGTCGCTGTTTTTCGGAGAGCGCTCCCACCATTCGGCCTTGATGCCGTTTCGGGTCTTTTTTTTGTTGTTGTCCGCCTTGTAGTAGTCGTACTGCGTTCCCTCGCCCTTATAGGAATAAGTGACGCTGCCGAAAATCTCAATCTCGCTCAGCAGGAACAGCTTGTCCGCCGTGGTTTTTGGGAGGATGCTGCTGCTCAACATTGTCCGCTTATTCACCTCCCGGATGCCGTTCTGTACTTCTATCGGCATCAGCGCCAGAATGGCAGGCAGATGTGTGCTTCGCATGGCACAGCTCGTCCAGCCGCCGCGGTTGGTGTCCGAGCTGTTCATCTGCTTTGTGTCCGCGTAGCAATCATGCAGTTGGAACGTCAGCGGAGCTTTTCCCGACCCATCGGCATAATCATCATGATTTTTTCCGATGATGTCGATTAGATAGTCCTCGCCGCCGATGGTCATGGACTTCTGGTCTGCTACCTTCCACGTTTCCGGCACTTCGTTGTTGTGGCACGCCGCGATGATCTGCTCCCACGTGTTGTTGGCAAATACGGGGTCGTAGCTCGGCTTAAACGTAATGTCATACCCCGTGCCATCAATAAGCGTCCTGCCCTTGAGAATGTTGTACACCGTGCCGTTGACCATGCACTTGCCGCCCTTCACGGTGTAGGCCGTGCCGTTGATGAGCGTCTTGTGCGCGGTGAGGTCAACTGGCGGCGTGACGTTGCCGCTGTCGTCGACGAGGGCGTCAGAGGGAAGAACCAAAGCGGGGCGGATACCGATCGAGCTGGGTGGGCCGAGGCTGCGGTAGTTGCCGCTGGAGAGGACGCGCCACACGGCGTTGGTGGTGTTGGTGCTTGGAGAGCGGAGCCACCAGTAGGCGGCCGAGCCGTTCAGGTACGCAATACGTTTGTTGTTGGCGGACGTGTCGGTCCCAGACTCAAAGTAGTCCAGCTTCGCGCCATCCTGCGGGAAAAACGAGTTGTCGCTGGTCGTCCAGCCTACTTCGTAGCCGGACAGCAGGAATATCTTCGCGGACAGACCGTTCACGCCGCTCTGGTCAACGCCGCCAGAACCGCCGTTCTTGCGATACGGAATTTTGACCTGCTTGATAGCGTCACGGATGTTGGAATCAAACAGGTTCAGAAACGGGCCGTTCAGATAAGGGTATACGTCGCTGCTCTCGTACTTGTTGATGTTTGAGCTACTCCAAACACGTTCCTCGTAGCAGTCCTTCATCAACAGCCAAGTGCCGTTGCAGCTTGCGTCATACATGCTGCTCGGCCTGCCCTGATGCACCACCAAGAATTCCGTCCGCACACCGCCGACGTTGAGGTACACCGACGAGCCGACCGCCAGTGTGCTGATTGCTTTGTTCGCCATGTTGCCCTCCTTAGCCGAACACCCAGTTGATGGAGTAGTTCTCGGTCGGCGTGGTCTCCGATGCCACGAGCGTCTGCTTGACGATGTTGCCGCTTGCGATGTAGTCGCTGCCGCGCGTCGCCGCCACGATGCCGCCGCTGCCATTGCCCTTGAGGATGGAGGTGGTGCTCGGTGCGCTGGCAATCGTTACCGCGCCCGTCTTGCCGTTGACCGATGTGACGGGATACGGCGGTGGATTCTCGGAGGAATACTGCCGCTCGTTTGCGACGTTGGAAAGCCCGACGTCACTTTTGCTGACGCTCTGCAACGCACTGTCCGCCTTGCCGAGGGACGTTTGCACGTCCTGCGCAAGGTCGCTTTTGGCAACCGTAGACTTAAAAGCAAGACTGCCGAGGTCGGCAAACCACTTCGCGATCTTCCCGCACATCGCAGAGAGCTTTTCGCCTGTAGCGATGTTTGCGCGCGTCGTTGCCTCCGAGAACGCCGCCGTGACGTTGCTCGCATCGCCCGTCTTATCAAGCTTGCCGGAAATGTCCTGATGCTGTGTCAGATAGCCACTGTCGTTGTCAAGCTGCGAGGTCTTGGTCGGGATCAGCCCGCGGATATACGGGTGTGCCTCTTGGCTCTCGTTGTGTGCTGTAATCTGTGCGGACACATCGGGCGTGGGGATCTTTGCAATCTCGTCATCAACGTACTTGTAGATGTCCGTCTGCTTGCCCTGCGGGTCGTACACTGCGGCGAGCATATCGCCCGAGCCAGCGCCAGCAGCGCCGCGACAGTAGCCAGCGTCATACGTCGTGCCGTTGGAGAGGGAGACGATCATGTGATAGTCCGTCTGCCGGATCGTGATGCCTGTGATAGTAGGCGCGTCTGCACCGGGATTGCCGCGCGGAATGCCAAACACAAGCTTAAATACGTTGTCAACAACGCTCTTGCTTACCGTCGCGTCGGAACCGCTTGCCAGCGTGACCGCCTCGACGATCATGTTGACGATGGCATCGCGCGCCGCCTGTGCATCGGTCTTTGCGGTCTCCGCCGCAGACTTGGCAGAAGCCGCGTCTTTGGCGCTCTGAGCGGCCTGTGTCGCTTTCTGCCCCGCAGCGGTCGAACTACCAGCCGCAGCGTCTTTTGCGCTCTCTGCGGCTTCCTGTGCCGATTCCGCCGCCGTCTTAGCGGTCTGTGCGCCGGTCTGCGCATTCTCCGCCGCTTTCTGCGCATTGGCGGCGGCGGTCTGTGCATTCTTTGCCGCCGTCTCCGACTTCGCGGCATTGGTTGCCGCCGTCTGCGCCGCCTGGACCTTCTCGTCAACGCCCGTTGCAGATGCAGCAGCAGCCGCCGCAGAAGATGCCGCGGCCTTTGCGGACGCATCAGCCGCAGCAACCTTATCGTCGATGCCCTGTGCTGCGGTTTCCGCTCTGGTTGCGTCTTTTGCCGCAGCGTCAGCCGATGCCTTGGCAGTATCAGCGTATTCCTTAACGCCCTGCACCTCCGCCGCAACGGAATCCTTTGCATACTGCACGACCTGCGAGCCTTTCAGTTTTTTCGCCTCGCCGTTCTGCTGCAAGACGAAGAGGTCTTCGCCCGTGATCTGTGTTGCTTGGGTGAGGTCGGAAATTGCTTTATCAGCCATCAGTTACCTCACTTTCCTTCTCGGGATTCGTCTTGCCCCTCTTTGGCGGGCGGCTCGTCCGGCTTGTCCAACTCGGCAAAGGCATTTTCGAGGTTCTGCATCGCCATTGCCATGCGTTTAGCCTCGCCGCCCTTAACATAGATGCCGGTAATCATGGCATATGCACTGTTGATTTGCTCTCGCAGTTTGTTTTTGTTCATTGTTATCCCTCCTATCCTGATACGTTCCAACTGCCGGTATAGACATATGCGTCGTATGCGTCCCAGCCGTTGGTGTAAATGTATGGGGTGTATGCTTGATTGTTGATGTATACGGCAGTGCTTGAACTGTCGCTGTACGTCGTAGCTGTGCCCTCGTCGCTGTAATCGGAGACTGTCCAATCGCCATCCCAGTAGTAGAGGTTGCAGACCCACTCATATTCTGTGCCCGGAGAAAGTCCCGTGATATAGCCGGAAAATGTGCTCGTGCCGCCGCCCGTTTCCGCTGACGTAAACTCAAATGTTCCAACGCCGATGACGCGCACGTCAATAGAGCGCTTATAGCTGTAATCATCTGCGCCTCCCGTGAATTTGGCATAGACTTCGAGCCTCGTTCCGTCTCCATCCACCGGTGAGAGCGTGCAGTAAAATCGTGCCATGTGTCACCTCACTGCAAAAGGAAGAACAGTTGACCGTACTGTGGGTTGCTTGGGAGCTTTGAGCCGTACATTTTCGAACCTACCAGCAGCGGCCCGCCGCCGAGGGATACGACATCGCTCAGCGTAATAAATGCGCCGTCATAGGCAGAAAGATAAATCTTGCCGCCAGAGTTGAGCTGAATGCCGCCATACGTCGTATTGATGGCAATGCCGTAGCCGGTTGTTGTGTAAGCAAGCTCGATAGAGCCGATGGATTGATTGCTGCTTGCCAACAACTCGACTGTGCGGCCCCTGAGCTTTTCCGCCGTAATGCTCGTCTCATCGATGTACGTCTCAATAGCGCTATTGACTTCACTTGCACTCAGACCTGCATTGTTGTCAACATAGGTTTTCGTTGCGTAGTTCGATCCATCTTTGAGGTCGCCAACGCGGATGCTGCCGGTCTGGATTTGGTTAGCTGTTAGCGTGCCGGTGATGTTCGCCGCAGCAACGTACAGATTGTCCGTCTTGATGCTGCTACCGTTGATTTTAGTCGTGCCGCTCGCGTCCGTCACTGTCAGGCCGTCCAGCGTGGTTTTGACCTCGGTGTACTTGCCATCGAGACCCTCGACCTTGAGCATGATCTCCTCGCTGGTCTTGGTGATGAGGGAGCGAGCTTTTGCAAAGTTCCTCTCGATCTGCCGCTGCGTCGGCGATTTGTACGGATACTCGTCGTCCAGCTCATCCGCGTCCGGCGCGGAGATGTCCGGCGCGAGCATTGGATCAAACGTCATGTCCAGCGCGACAAGTGGCACATAAAGCCCGTCTACCGTCACCGCGTCACCAAGCTCCACCGCAGGATCAAGCAGCGCTTCGCTGCCCTCGTATCCAATGTGCTTGTAGCCGGAGACTTTGGCGAGAATCGCCGCCGCCATTGCATCCGTGCCGTCCGGCTGCAAGGCCGTCAACGTCCGCCCGGTGTCCGATCCGGACACACCGACTACATCGCCGTTCTCGTCCAGCAGCTCGACCTTAGTAATGGGCTGCGACACGATGCCCGGGGAAAACTCCGCCAGCCGCCGCCCTAAATAGGTTTTGTCCATGTTGCCCTCCTTACACGAGGATGCGCACGCCGCCAAAGGTGATGGCGCTGCCGGTCTCCGTGATAAGATAATTGGTCTCAGCGGGCATGGAGTTCAAGCCTACCAGCAGGAGCTTCCCCTCGTCCGTGATGATCCAGTTGCCCGCGTTGGCGACCGCGATACGCCCCAGCGCCTCGCGCATCGTCATGTCGCCCTCGTCGTCCACCGGGTACTGCATCGGGAACGACGCATCTAATACCGTGCGGCTGTCCACTGCCACGCCCATGCGCGCCGCAATATCGGCGACGGCGGTCGCCGCTGGCATCGGCCATGTCTCCGCGTCATAGCTGCTGTCAAGCCACGTCTCTTCCGCTTTGAGCATCGCATCATACCCGTGCACGCTCAAAACGCCCGTTTTCCTATCGGTTTTTCGTGTTGCGAAATAGAAAACGCCTTTCGGGATCCATTCGCTCGCCTGCTCGCCGAGCACCAGCCGCACGTAGACCTCAATTTTCGCCTGCCTTGGGATCGTCCCTTGTGGATAAATTTCAAAGTCGATCTGCCGTGCGCAGCAGTTGCCGATGCCAAAATCAGAGTACAGCCCGCCGTCGATCCGCAGCGATCCATCCACGATCTTGTCCTCGCCGTAGGTGACGCCCGCGATCACGAGTTTGACCTCCTTACGGTGCCCTGGACTGGCAAGCAGCGTCCGCCATAGATCACTTACACTGTGCATGTGCTCACCTCTGCGTAAAGTTGAGCGTCTTGCCGCTCCAGTATCGGCCCGTTTGGTCGCGCAGCAAATACGCGAGCTCCAGCCCGTCCACGGTCATGTCCTGCGTCACCGGCGTGCTGCCGAGCGCGGGGTTCTCATAGGTCACGCTCAGCGTCGCGCCGCGCAGATCTGCGGCCAGCGCCGCCACCTCTGCGTCGGTGATGTCGTTGAGCTGTGCACTGCACCAGCTCTGCCAGCGGATCACCGCGCTGTGCCGCTTTTTGTCCATCGTCACGATTTCGTCGCTGTATACCGGCGTAATGCCCGCGGAAAAGCCATACTGGTTGAAAAGCGCCGTGCGGTCGTTGCCGTTGATTTGAAAAGTAAAATTCTTCATTGTCTTGCCCTCTGGTCCTGCTGCTGGTACCGCGTCACCGTCTTGCTCACGGTCTTGCCGTCCAGCGTGGTCGTCAGGTTGATGACGATGTCAGCCGGCTTGCCGCTGCCGCGGTCGCTGCGGTAGTCGTCTGCCTCGCGTCGTGTCAGCACGCGTTCGCCCTCATGCAGGATCGCCGGATAGCCGTCATACGGGACGTAATCAAGGCCGTTGGCGTACTGCCGCACGGTAGACGTCGTCTTACTCGTGGTCTTGGATTGCCCCTTAGTTATAGTCTTCTTCTGCTTTTCCTCCACGCCGGCAAGCTTCTTAAAGGCGTCGATCGCGCTGTTGACAAAGCCGATCAGTTTGGTCACAGCGTCGGCCGCGATGTTCACCGCGCCTGCAAACACACTTTTCATTTTCGCAGCCACCGGCGCGAGTGCCTCTCCCAGGCGTCCCATTGCCTCGTCCAGCTCGCCCTGCGCCTCGTTGTACTCGATGATATCCTCGTTGGCGTCGCGCCATGCTTTACCAGCCTGCGGCAGGTTTTGCTTGGAGAGCTGGTTGAGAACGATCTGCGCGCGCTCGGACGAAGTATTCGCCGCCGCGAGTTTCTCATTGAAGTCGTCCTCGCTCTCGCCCGCCCAGTTGAGCACATCGGCAAACGTGCCCGTTACCTTGCCGGTCTGGATCGTCTCATTGATGGCCTCGGAAAGGCCGTCGATTGGAATGCTGTCGCCATAGGTGGCCCACGCGCCGGTCGTCGCGTCGACCAGCGTCATCAGGTCGCTTTGCTCCAGTCCAATGGCCTGCAAGTTGGCCACGGTCGTCGCCGCCGTCTGCGAGTCGCCCAACACGCCATTCAGGCGGGTGTAGGCCTCTGCCGTCTGCTCGGTTGTGTAACCGGCCTCTTTCGAGCTGGTCTCCAGCGTGCCCATGATCTTGCGGTATTCTGCCGTATCGTCGACCACTCCGATAATGGCGTCGCTTACAGCTTTCAGCCCGCCGACGATTGCGCCTCCGACCAGCGCACCCTTGAGGTTCGTGAGCATCCCCAGCAGGTCGCCGCCCTTGCCCTTGACGCTGAAACCGTTCTGCAGCACGTCCGTAAACTTCTCGATGCCGCTCTGCGCACCGTCAGTCTCCTTGCCGAACTCGTCGATGGACTTCGCGCACTTGTCGGCGCTCTTGCGCGCCTCGTCGAGATACTTCTCGTTTTCATCCAGCGCATCGTTCATGTCGATCAGCTCTTTTTTTGCCCGGTTGAGCTGCTGGCGGTAGTTGTCTGTGCGCTTGTCGTTCTCGCCGTAGGCATCGGCGGCGTCCTCTACAGCCTGTTCCAGGGCCCTGACTTTTTCGGCCTGCTGCTCCTGAGCACGGCGCAGCAGCTCATTCTTCTTGGTCAGGACATCCATCGTGTTCGCCTGGCCCTTGAATTCTGCGTCGGCAAGGCTCATTTCGCTGCGCAGCGTTTTGAGCTCGCTGTTTGCGCTCGACATGGAGCGTTTAAACTCGGTTTCGCCCTCGATCGCCAGCCGCGTTGTGATCGTCCTCGTCGCCATTTACGTCTCATCCTCCTCTCTGCGCAGCCCGCGCCGCCTGGTCTCAAGCTCCTGCAAGTCGAGCACCTGCCCGACCGTCAGCAGCATACCCTCGCGGACGCTCAGCCGGAGAAATTGCGTCGTCAGATCCAGCCACCACGCGCGTGTCACGTGATTTCTTTCGTTTTTTTTTGCAATTCTTCGAGGAAGAGGTCGCGCTCTCGCTTTTCTTCTTCCTCGCGGGCAAATCCAAGCGCAATGGCCTCGCGGATCGCTTTTTTTGCGTCCGAGACCTCCAGCGGCTTAAGATTTACGCGGAAATACTGCTCCGGCGCGATCGGCCCGCGGTCGAGCCCCTGCCACCGCCGCACCAGCTCGCCCTGCTCGGCGAGCTTGCAGAGCAGCCAGCACGTATTTTCAAAGCTCTGCTTGTCTTTCCCCTCAATGTGCTTCGTGAGAAAGCCCTCGTAGCCGAATTTATCGTAGGCGTCAAAAAGCGCCTGTCCGTTCAGGCACAGATAAAACGTGTGCCCATTCAGTTCATAAGGAAGTGTCTTCATTTTTTCCTCCGAATACAAAAGAGACGCAGCGGGTGCCGCGTCTCTTCGCTTCTCAGCCGCCCGCTGCGGCCTTGATTTTTTCATTGACCCACGCCGCGGCCTTAGCCTCGGTGTCGAACTCCTCGCTCTTGTGCTTATACTTGCCGTAGAGCGGCTCAAAAACGGTAAACGTGAGCTTGGCATTGCTCAGCACAATGCTGTCGCCCTTGGTCTCGTACTCCTCGCCCTCCATGTTGGCCTTGACTTTCGGGTAGAAAATGCCCTGATAGTATTTCGTCCCGTCGTCCCTCATGTGGTTGGTGTAAAAGGCGAGGCTGCCATAGGGCGCAGTGTCATTGCTGCCGAACTTGAGGTCTTTGTCCCCGTCCGTCGTGCCCAGCTCCGCGCCGGTCACCGCCGCTGCGTTCGCGTTCGAAAGATACAGCGTCTCCACAGCCAGCGAGCCGTCCTTGAATTCCACGATCTCAACCTTCTTCACGTTGTCGCCGAAGGCGCTCGTGCGATTAAAGTTGATCGTCTCGGTCACCTTATTCAGCGCGCCGAGGTTTGCCGGCGTGCCGAGCTTTGGGGGCGCGCTTGCCGTCTCGGGATCCGTCGCGGCAAACGGTGCCCACTGGATCATCTTTGCTCCGTACTGCATGGTAATCCTTTCTACAGCCCTTTTTTTTCGAGGTAGCGGCTGTACACCTCAAACTCCGCCGCCGTCGCGGCGTCCGCGCTCTGTTCGTTCGCTTTCCGCAAAAAGTTCCGCGCTTGGATCGTCTTCGTGCCGAACTCGTTCAAAAAGGCGATCTCTGCATTTCTCGTCACGGTCTTGCCGCGCTTTCTGCTGCCGACCGGCGTGATGTACAGCACTCGCTGCCCGTCTTTGACCTTGACCTTGCCCCTTCGGATCGATTTTGCCGTCATGCCCGTGGCGTAGTTCTTCTTCTGGCCCTTGTTGCGGTACTCCGTGCCGAGCTTACGCGCCTCGGCGCGCTGTGCCTCAACGACCACGTCGGCGCGGGCGTTGAGCATCGCGTCGATCACCTCGTCCGGTAACTCGGAAAGCTCCGTCAGCGATGTCACGACCTCGTCAATGCCCCTAAACTCGACCTTGGCCATCGTCCTCCACCTCCCAGCGTCCCACGGCGTCAAATTCCAGCACATAGTGCTGTCCTGTCTCGTCCGTGGCGGGCTCGATGCTCGGCAGGGTAAAGTTGTCCACTGCTGCAATCGCGTCGCGCAGCGCGTGCCGCGTTTTGATTGTTGACTCCCTGAGCGGTGCGAAGTAGTGCACCTGCACAAGCGCCCGTGTCAGATGTGCCGCATTGTCCCCAATCCCCTCCGCCATCTCCGTGTAATTAAACGTGCAGTAGCGCTCCGGCGGCGTCTCGCCCGCCTCCGTGCCCAGCAGATCCGGCACACATACCGGCACGATCGGCGTCACGACCGCAATGATTTCCTCATTCAGCGTCATACCGTTCCCCTTTGCGTATACCGCTCGCACCAGAACTCCATGTACTTCCCCTCGTCGCCATAGGTGTTGACGTAGAGGATGTTGTAGTCGCGCTCGTTGTAGCGGATCAGGAGCCGCCGGTCAAGCAGCTCCGGGTTCGCGCGCGTGAAAAAGCGGACCTTCGCCTCGCCAAACTCGGCGTTGGCCCGGATCAGCTCCGTGCCGCTCGTCTGCGAGAACTGCGCCCAGGTCTCGCGCACGAGCTCCGGCTCGCCGGGTACGTCGTAGCCGTCGGCGTCCTTTTTCGTCGTCCTGCGCAAAAACTGGATGCGCTTCGAGAGCTTTCCTGCGTCGACGTGCATCACGCGCCTCCCTCCGCTCCCTCGCCCGTGCCCGAATCGGGCACAGGCTCGGTGAGCTTGAGCTGGTTGAGCATCCGCCGAAAGGCGGGATTGTCTCCGAGCGTCCCATCGACCGCCGTGTCGCGCCGGTCGTAGAGGTCGAGCGCGAGGTATTTGACGCATTGCAGATACTGCGCATAGCGCGGCGAGCCGTCCTGCGGCTCACGCACGCCCGCACCGGCGAGGTAGGCCGCTGCCGCGTCCACAAAGCCGGGAAGCTCCGCGTCGTCCGCCTCCACGCGGCAGTAGGCGGCGATCTCGCTCAGCCTCTCGCGCAGCATCGCTTAGCCCCCGCTCTTGGGCAGCGTCGCAACGACGACGCCCTTGTCGACCACGAGGTTGCCACCGACCATCACGTCGCCGAGGATGGTCAGCAGGCGCTCCTGCGCCTTGTAGCTCTCGTCCACGCGCACGGTGAAGTCGGAGAACAGGCCCAGCTCATAGTTAAGCGGGTTGCCGTAGATCATGGTCTGGATCGCGGCGCTCGCGCTCGCGGTCGAGCCGGAAAGGCTCGTGAGGTCGGGGCAGAGAGTATAGGGGATCACCACGCCGCCGTCGCGGATGACGCCGATGTTGGGGTTCGCCATGTCGGGCTCGATCGTGAACAGGCGGCGCTTCTCGTTCGTGCCGCGCAGCGCGCCGATGGCCTTGAGGTCAGCCTTGGTGAGCAGCAATCTGGCGCTGCCGCCGAGCTCGGTGTCCGCGCCGTAGGCGAAATAGAGGGTGTCGAGCAGGTCGACGTCCACCGCCCCCACGTCCACGCTCGCGAAGATGCTTGCGCCCGCCTTGTTCTTGGCGTTCTTCATGCCGTAGAACACATGGCTGGTCTCGCCGTCGCCATTGACGATTAGCTCAGAGCACTTGCGGCGCATCGCGCGCAGCGCCATGCCGTAGATCTTCGCGTAATAGTCCGCGGGGGTCAGGTTGCCAATATTGCGGTCAACAAAGCTCGTCACGCTCATCTCGTAGGGCTTGATCTGCGCCACGCCGAAGGTGGGGTCGGTGCTCGCCGTGCGGGCCTTGCCGGCGGTGGACGCCACCGTGCCGACCTTCGCGTCCAGATCGGTGATGACATAGGGTTCCTGATACTCGCCCATGCCGGAGAGGTTGACGACCTGCACCTGGTCGATGATCGCGCTGATCGGCGCGTCGCCGCCGCGGATGTCACGGCCTACGCCGGTGGGCTCGGCGAGCGAGGTGGTCGCGAGCGTGATGGCCTTGCGGACCTCCGCCGCGCTGAACTTGACCTCGCCACCCTTGCGCAGGATCTCCGCGCGCTCAAGAGCCTTGTCCCTGGCCTCGCCCGGAGTATCCTGCTTCTGCATGAACTGGCGGTCCTGCTCGTCGATGAGGGCCTTAACCTCGGTGATCTCGGTGTTGAGGTTGCCGATCTCGGTCATCTTGCTCCGATAGTCCTCGCGCTTGCCCTCCTTGAGCAGGCTCTCAGCCTCGGTGAGCATGCCGGCGCGCTTCGCCAGCAGGTCGTTGTACTTTCTACGCATTGTGTGCCTCCTTAAAATTTCATTTTTTCAAGCTCCAAGGCGGCTTCGTCCGCCCAGTGCTCATCATTGTCCGCGCCCTTCGGCGCGGGAGGTTCCGGTCTCTCGGCTCCGCCGTAGCGCTTGGCCTTGACGGTGCCGGCTTCCGGCTGCGCGGGTACTGCCACAAGGCTCACCTCGTAGGCGTCCGCCGCGCCGTCCAGCTCAAAGTGGCAGATCTGCCCGTCGTACTCTCGGCCCGGCCAGTGCTCGCACAGCGTCTTGCGCTGGTCTGCGCCGCAGATCGAGCAGTTGACGTGCTCCACAGCGCAGCCCACGCTGCACTCGCGCAGGATGCCGCCCTCGATGGCGGCGATGGTGTCCGCGGCGCCTGCCGTGCGGACCATGTAGCAGCTGAGCACCAGGCGCTTGACCTCGCCCTCGTCCGCCACCTGTGCGTCGTACACGCGCGCAGTTTGCGTTTCCGCGCTCCACTTGTGGTCGCGCAGCACGGGCTTGCCAATATAGAGCTTGCTCAGTTGCTCAAGCGTCGTCTCGGTAAAGCGCTCGCAGTCGCGGTCAACCTGGTTGTCGCAGGCGGCCAGACGGAAGGTGAACACCTCCTCGGCATGCAGCTCGCGCAGCGCCTGTGCGTTGATGAGGGCAAGCTCCCGCTCGCCCACGGCGGCCTTTTCGATCCGTGCCGCCTTAAAGATCATATCCATGCGGTTTACTCCTCTCCGGCGGCCCTGCCGCCGTTTCTCTGCGCGCTCAGCTCCGGCCACAGGTCAAGCGGCACATAACCGAGGCTCGCACGCCTGCGGTCGCCGCCCGGCACGTTCGGTAGGTCCTCCAGCGCCGCAATGTCGTCGGGGCTGAAAACGCTCAGATCGCTCATCGTGCGGTACCAGTTCGCGCGGCTCGCCGTGTCGCCCTTCAGCTCCGCCATCATGTTGATGCGCAGCTCCAGCCCCGCGGCCAGCTCGCTGTCGGTCAGCAGCTTATAGCTCTGCTCCTCCTCGTACTGGGTCACGATGGGGTGCAGCGTGCCGACGACATACTCGATTGCGTTCTGTTCGTTGCTGCCGTATGCCTGCTTGCCCTCGTTGAGCTTGTAGAGGGGCACACCGAAATAGCGCGCGATGTCGGTCACGGTGAGCTGCTTATTCTCCACGAACTGCGCGTCGCGGTTGGTTCCGGCGATGCTCGTATACTTAAGGCCGAGGTCGAGGATCGCCGTGCGGTGCGCCTTGCTCGGGCCCATGTGTACACGCTCCCACTCGCCGCGCAGCTGATCCTTGAGCGTAATGAGCGAGCCGTCTGCCCGCTTGAGCGGCTGCCCCTTCTCGTCGAGGGCGTAGCCGCCGAGGTCGGTGTCGGTCTCCAGCACGCCGCTCGGCTGCCCGCCGTTGGTGTAGTAGCTCAGCTCATACTCCTGCGCGGCGCGTGCCGCGGCGATCACCTCGCCGGCGCGCGTCACCGTGCCAAGGCCTAAAAGGCCGTTGCGTGTCGCGTTCTTGTAGTGGCAGATGTCCTCGTTGGGCAGCCGCATCACCTCGCCGGAGAACGGATGCGTCACGTCGTACCACACGCGCCCCGCGCGGTCATGCCAGGGCTGCACCAGCTGCCATGGCACGGGAAGCAGCTCCACCGGCTTGCCCGTGCGCTCGTCGCGCACGATCCAGTCGTAGGCGTTGCCACCCTCCAGTCGGCTCGTCTCCAGCACCTTTTTACGAATGAACGGCGTCATGGCCTCGTTTGGTCGGATGTTCAGCAGCCGCAGCAGTTCGTGATCTGTGCGCTCGCGCGTCCTCGTGTCGATCACGTAGCTCGGCAGCTTGGCGACGCTGTCGCTGAGGATCTCAATACAGCGGTCCACCGCGCTGAGCTTGCGCGCCGCGCTCTGCGCATCTTCCCCCGAGGCAAGGCCGCCGGAGGCCATCAGCCCCGTCACCGTCACCGCCTTACTCACGGTGGGTGAGCGTGCGGTCGCCGCGCGCAGGCCCTTGATGATGCTCATGTCTCTCGCTCACTCCCTTCTTTGTCGATTTCACTATCGTCAAGGCCGTCAATGACAGCCATTGCGATCAAAAGAATGCCGCCCACGATAAATCCGGCTGGGATATAGATCATCCCTGCGCCTGCCGTAATGAGCAGCACGCCGAGCAGCAGCGCGGCGTCTCGCAGCTTTTCCACAGCTTCCCCTCCTCACAGCGTGAAGCCCGGACGCGCCATCGCCGCGGCAAGATCGGGCTTCTGATTCCTGGCAACCATCCACACGGCCATCACGATGATGCTCGCGACCGCCGGGTCGATGCGCCCCGTTGATTTATTCTTGAGCGGCTTGATGTTGCCGTTGCCGTCCGCGTGGCAGCGTACGTTGCCGAAGGTCCAGCGGAAACAGGTGTTGTGCACGTGCAGTAGCGTGTGCCGCTGCATCATGTCGTCCGTCTCCTTCATCGCCGGGCTCATGTTCTTGAGGTCCTGAGGGATCTCGATGATCGGCACGATCGGCGCGAGCCGCTGTGTGATGGTGCGGCTCAGATAGGGGTCGAAGCCCACCATCTTGAGGTCGTAGCGCTCTCGTGCCTCGCGGATGCGATCCTCCACCGCGCCGTAGTCGATGACCTCGCCGGGACAGAGGTCGAGGAAGCCGGCACGCGCCCAGTCCCGGTAGGGGACGTGGTCGCGCTTTTCCGCCTCGTCCACCGTCGCCTCGGGCCGCCAGATGCCATAGGGAAGCAGCACCGCCGCGCCCAGCCCCGGCTGGGGCGGAAAAAGCAGAACAAAAGCCGTCAGGTCGCGGCTCGTGGAAAGGTCCACGCCGCCGTAGCAGAGCTTCCCGTCCAGCTGCCGCAGCCATTCCTCGCGCTCGCGCTTTTTGCTCGGACCCCATTGCGTCTTGTCATAGAGGTTGAGCGAGATCCATCCGACCGACTTCGTTGTGATCCATTGGTTGAGCCGCAGCCATCGGAATACGCGCTCCTCGGCTTCGCTGCGCTTTGCGCTTGCCGCCTCCATGCGGATGTTGCGCAGGCTCAGATGCTTGCCGAGCGATGGGTTGCAGAGATACCACAGGCTTTCGTCCCAAATATCGAGCTTTTCCAGGTCGTCCGGATTGTCGCCGAACAGCGCCGTCAGGCCGTAGAGGATCGGCAGCCAGTTTTCCTCGTCACGGCCGAGCAGCTCGGCTTCCGCGTCCGCAAGATCCTCGTCCCCGACATGCCGGAGGGAGAGGACCTTGCGAACGTCGCCGCCATCGCTCTGGATGCGCCGCAGCTGCCGCGCGTCGCGGATGCCAACTGCTTTCTCGTGGATCTCCCAGCCGATGGAGCTGCGGTCGGGGTCGTCGCCCGCGGTCGTCAGCACGATCCATGCCGGCTGCCGTCGGCTCGCGCCCGCCGCGCCGGTCATGACGTCCCACAGCTCACGGTTGGGCTGCGCGTGCAGCTCGTCGAAGATGACGCAGCTCGGCTTGTAGCCGTGCTTGCTGTACGCCTCGGCGGAGAGGACCTGCAGAATGCCGACCGTAATCCACTTGTACCCGCCGTTGCCGGTCTTCACGCGCTTGCGGTACTCGATGCGCTTGCGGCTCTCGATGACTTTCAGCTCACCGCGTGCGATCATCTTTGCCGTCCACGGTGCGCTCGTTGCCATGAAGACCGCGGCGTTGAAGACGATAGAGGCGTTATCCTTGTCTGCCGCGCAGACGTAAACCTCCGCGTTCAGCTCGCCGTCCGCGAAGAGGTGATAGAGGGCCAGCGCCGCAGCCAGTTCGCTCTTGCCGTTCTTCTTCGGGATCTCGAGGTAGAGGTACCAGTACCGGCGCAGCCGCTCTGCGCCTTCATCCGTGCCCGATTCGGGCACGTCCATCGTGCCGTAAAATTCCATCAGCGCCTCGCGCTGCCAGTCGTAAAGGCAGAATGGCTTGCCCGTGTCGGTCGTCGGCAGGTGCTCGACAAAGTCGCACACGAACTGCCCCGCCTCGCGGTCGAAAACGTATGCCATGTTACAGGCTCCGCGCCAGCGCGTCCGCCTGCCGCTGCCGCAGCCGGATGGTAAACTCGTCCGCGTTGCTCTCCGGCGTAAACGCCGCCGCGGGCAAATTGCTTGGCAGCACCAGCCGGCAGCGGCTCGATACCGTCAGGCCCATGTCGTTCGCGCAGTTGCGCGCCTGCTTGAAGTAGCGCTCCTGCACGCGGCTCCAGCCGTCCGCCGCCTCTAAGTCGCGCGCGTGGTTCGGCGACAGAGTCAAGGCTCGCTGCACCTCCGCCGTCGCGCTGATATACTCGTGGTGGGCGACCAGATAGCGCCCGAGGTTGTCCGCGTCGAGGTCGGTGTAGAGCCCCACGTCGATGAGCTGCTTGCCGAGCGCGCGAAACTCGCGATGCAGCTCCTTGGGCAGCCACTTGGGCGGCTTTGCCCGCTGCGGCGCAGGTACCACCACCTCACGGTCGCGCCGCGCGTCCTCCTCGGCGCGCGTCATGTGTTTGCGCCCGTTCCTCACGACCAGATCGGTCGGTTGTCTTGCTCCTGCCATCTCCGCGCTCCTTTCTGCGCTGCCGCCGAATATATCGCTCCATATCCCGCTTGAGATACGGGCTTGCCGTCGTGGACATGATCCGCTCCGCCTCAGCAATCGTCATGCTTCCCCAGTGCGGCGACAATTGACCTCTCACGGGCACTCAGCTCCCAAACATGCGCCGCCGCTTTCTCCGCCGCCGCTTTCTCCGCCGCCGCTTTCTCCGCCGCCGCTTTCTCCGCCGCCGCTTTCTCCGCCGCCGCTTTCTCCGCCGCCGCTTTCTCCGCCGCCGCTTTCTCTGACAAAAGAAATCCTCCGCCGTAAATAGCTGCTTTTCTTTTACGCTGCGCGTCAAGTGCTCGAATAAACACTGCATCTTCCGGCAAAATTCTGAAAGACTCCCTCCGGCTGGTCTTTATGATCGTTGCCGGGGTTAACACGCAGTCCGGATATATGTATCCAGGCAGCTCCGCCGCCGACTCATGCCGGTTCGTATCGTCAGCAGTTTTTATGGCAGCGTAAAGTTTGAAGTCAGTTTCGATTTTCCACGCCCCAAGATTGGTCACAAACGAGGTATTGACCGCTGCGCCATTTTCGTAGGTCACGTTCGCGCCGATCGGCAGGTAGTTGCACGTCCCTGCCGCAATGCTGAATAGTGTCAGCGCTGGCGCAAACAAAAAGAACCGGACGCCGTGCTCCATGTAAAACCGGCAGATCTTTGAAAGGATTGAAAACGGCGGATTGTCGATCACCGCGCAGCCGTCTGGGTATGTCTCGTGCTCATAATCGCCGCCTGGATAAAATGGCCGAATGATCGGTGCGCCTTGCAAACCGTAGTGCTCCACCGCCCAGTCGCGGATCGTCTCGTAGATGTTTTGCGGCGTGTAGCAGTCGTCGGTGGTGAGTTTCGGCTTGAATTTATCCACAAATTTCTCATAATCCTCACTGCTTTCGCTTTCGGCATCTCCCCAAAAGTGGTTTCCGTCTGCCGCTGGTTTCGTCCGCTCGTGGGCGCTGACATGGATCGTCTCGATCTCGTCCATCGTGAACCCGGTCAGCGAAGTATCGAAAGAAAGGCTGCTTAGCTCTTCCATCTCAAACTTAAGCCGCGCCGCGTCCCACTCGCCCGTCTCGGCAAGTCGGTTGTCCGCGATGATGTAGGCGCGCCGCTGCGCCTCGGTCAGGTCGCTCACCGTCACATACGGGACCTCGGTCATGCCTTCGGCCCGCGCCGCCTCGACGCGCCCGTGTCCGGCGATCAGGTTCTTGTCCTCGTCTATCAGCACCGGCGAGACGAAGCCAAACTCCCGCAGGCTGCGCCGCAGCTGCTCGATCTGGTCCGGCCCGTGGATCTTCGCGTTGTTCTCGTAAGGGATCAGCTCGTCGATGCGTATTGTCGGCAGGTCCTTGACCGCCACGCGCACTGGCGTCTGCCCTGCTGTCTGCTTCTTTCCCATGCCTTGCCTCCTGTCGGTATTTCCGATGCAGTCCCCGGCCCTCGACGAGCGAGAGCGCGGGGGACAGAACCGTGAAGGCTATGGCCGGCTTCAAGAGCCGGCGACTACACCGGACGTTGTTTTGTTGATCCTGCGCATCTGGCCCACCGTCCGAAATTCTCCGTGGGGAAAAATTCTCTCATAAGCGAGGGCCAGCGGTTTCCAGGGGCAGCGCCCAAACTTTCTGACCCCGGGGAGGGGTCTGCAAGGAAGCCGCGCGCGACGCTCTCGCGACGCGCCCGAGCGCCCAAGCCTATTGCCGCGCCGCAGCGCTGCGGCGCTTTGATTTGCTGCGATTCTCGTGCATTTCTCGCGCCGTCTTGCGGCTATGGCAGCTATGACAGAGGCTCTCGAGGTTGTCTCGGTCGCAGAAAATCTGCCAGTCGCCCTTGTGGTCGACAATGTGGTCCACATCTGTCGCGCGGACCCGCCGCCCATGCCGGGCGCACTCGCGGCAGAACGGCTCGCGCAAGAGCTGCGCTGGCCGCAGGTCGAGCTTCCACTCGTCGGTCTGGTACATCCAGCGCCAGGACTGCGCTTCCTCACTGCGCCGGTCGCCGCGCGGCCGGTGGGCGTCGCAGTATCCATCGCTCACCAGCACGCAGCAGCCGGGATGCCGACAGGGTCGGAGCGGCTTTAAGGCCATCGGGCTATCACCTCCGGGCAAAAACAAAAAGCCACCGCCGACACTCCCCGAGATCCGGGTTTGTCAGCAGTGGCTACTAAGCGAGCACGCGCCATGTTCGATATTCACGATGTTCGATGCCTTGCATCTCCGGCACCAGAGGACGAGATTCCGCGCCTCCGTGTCTGGCCGAACGGCCTGCGATGTGAGCCGCCCGCAGTTCGGGCAAACAATCAATCCGTTCTTTGTGTCCAGTTTAGCAGTCTTTGCACTGTTTTGCAATACTTTTCACCCTCTTTTCTGCGTTTGTCACTAAAAAGCCAATAGGTTACAAGTAATGTCGCGCGCACGCGCGCACGCGATTCCTTACGCCTCGATCCAGCTTGCCACCCGGTAGCTGCCAAATTGACTTCCGCCGGTCCGCACCTGTGGGAGCATCGCGTCGAACGGTATCGTAATCGCATCGCTCTCGTCGAGCCACACCTCCGGTGGCGGCAACTTCGCGCGCAGACTGCGTGAGCAGCTCCAAGGATGCCGCCCCACCGGAATGATGATCCCGTCGCTGCGCTCCTTGGTGAGATAGCGCGCGAGGTAGCGGTAGCCGAGCACCTTGCCGTGCCGCTTAAATACTGGCCAGTCTGTCACCTCGCCGCACTGCCACAGGAACCGCACCTCCGCCGGCGAGAGCTGCCGGTAGTCCGCGACGAGATGGATGTGATACCTGTGCGCCCCGTGCAGGCCCTCAATGGCCGGGATGTAGTCAAGCCCTCCCTTGCCTCGATAGCGCTCCACGCGCCGCAGGAAGGCCCGCAGCGCCTTGCGCACGTCGGCAAAGCGCTCCGGCAGATGCTCGTCGTCAAACTCCAGAATGTAGTGCGTGGCGTACTTGCCCATGAGCGCGATCATCAGCTCGAGCCGGTCGGTGGAGTCGCGGTTAAGCACCGTGCGCCGCTGCGCCTTGAGGTCGGCCTTGGCGCGCCGGTCCTCGTCGGTGTCGGAGGGCGCATAGCGCGGTGGCATCGTCCCGCGGTACTCCTTGACCAGATTCCCCGCGCGCTGGCGCACGCAGTAAAACAGCTCAGCCATACACGCTCCCGACCATCCCGGCGACGGTGCCGGTCATGTCGCCCTCAACAACGGTCTTATCCAGATGCTCATAGTATGTACGGATAAACTCATCAAGCAGATAGTAATACAACACCGCATGCGGCAAATTGCCATTTGTCAACGTCGCCGCCCGCACTGCGGCATTTCTATCAAAGCCAACGCTCATCAGCAACTTAATCATACGTTTCCTTTTCATTCGGCGCACCCCAGCTTCCTCTTCAACCACGCCCACAGGTTGCGCCACGGGTGATCCGACAGCCGACCGACCTTGTCGGCCTCGGCCAGCTCGCGCAGGCGGGCAACGCCCTCCTGCTCCGCATCACGCATTACGATGTACCGTCCTTCCGCGTCTGCTCGCGCAAATTCGGCACAGCGTTCCGGCGTCAGCCCCGTGTCCTCATAGGCTTTCAGCCGCTCCCACACTTTCCGCTGGGTACAGCTGCCGCTTTCGCAATAACTGCCGCCTGGAATGACATCACATTGGGCGATGTCGCAGAAGTTCCCCTCAAATGTCAGTCGTTCCATCATTCCGCCTCAGGCCCATCCGGCATCGGCCTCCAGTGCGTGACGGTGCAAGGTAATGCCATGCAAAGCCATTTTTTTGCGTTTGCGTGATAATTACCGATGTCGACGCCAAAATCGGGGCTGTAAATCATGTAGTTCACAAGTTCGGAAGTCTCATCGTTACGCCACACCTCCGGCAGCCGCTCCGTCACCGGCACCCACTTCTCCCGCTCCTGCAGCACCGCGATCTCCTCGGCGTAGCGCGCGCAGCGGTCAGTCAGCTTCTCGATCAAATCCGCAGCGGTGCCCACCATCTCGCTGATGCATTCAATGCCCATGGGATCTCCGTTATTTAACGGGCATTTGCTGCATTCGGTATGCACGCAGCGCCGCAGCGCAGCCAAAATATCTTCTGTTCTCATTTCGTCCTCCTCGGCCCATAGCCTAATTGTTTGATCTCCGGGTAGCGCTCTGCAAACGGGTAAAACTGGTTGTCCCCAATATAACTGCGCGTCGCCCGGTCAAGCCTCTCCTGGTAGACGTCTGACTCCTCGGTGCTCTGCATCGCCGGGAAGTAGGCGTCATACGTTTCGCCCCACTTTTCCGCGAGGCGGCTGAGGCGGTCATAGCCCCAGCCGAAGTCCTCATGCATCGTGATCAGCAGCGTGTCCAGCATGTACTGCTTCATCGTTCGCTGCATCACGTCCAGCAGCATCTGCGTTCTCGCGTCTCTCTGCTGCAAATATCCGGATCGCTTCATTTGACCTCCTGGACGATGGCAATGCCATCATAGTCTTGCTTTTTCCATATCGCTGAGTCCGGAAGCATCCCCGCTGATAACGCCAACCGAAAAACCTCTGCTACATCCGGCCTGCTTTTTGCGAGCATGCTATAAATGCCATTTGCCAGCATTGCCACATCTGCAAGATTCTCTTTGAGCGAGCCTCTAACATCCATTTCAAGTATCTGCCCGTCTTCGATTTTGTAGTGGATCATTTGTTTTCTCCTCTCTGTCTCTCGCTGATCAGCAGCCAGCTGTCGCACTTGCACTCGACGATATCCTGCACCGAGATCCCCGCGTCGGTCGAAACGAACGGGTACTGGTCGCTTGCGCTGCCTCCGCACCGCGCCGTCAAGTAGGCGCTACCGCCCAGACCTGTCGGATAGCTCAGCACGACCAGTGCGCCCTCCTCCGGCCAGTGCTCTGCATCTAGCGGCGACCATCCCGGTAAAATCACCGTCTTATCCTGCTCTGGATCATCGGTCAATCCGCAAAGATAATCCATCGTCGTGCCGAGCGTCAGGGCCAGTTTGGGCAGCGACCCTGCACCGGCAAGGCTGTTGTTCTCCCACGCGCTGTAGGTGCCGGGGTACTCGCCGATACTCTCGGCGAACTCCTTGCGCGTCAGTCCGGTCGCCTCGCGCAGTGCCTTGACGCGTTCACAGAATTTCGGCGTCATGTTCTTGAGCCGAGGATCGTCGGCTGCCGGATTTCTCGGCACGACCGTTTCCGGTTCTTCCTGCGTCCGCTCTGCGATTACAAAGCGGCACGCCGAAGAACAAGTCTTCTTGCTGAGACATTCGCGACAGCAGCCGGCACAGCGCCACTCTCCATTGCGATAACGCTCGGCATACATTCGGGCAGAGTTTGGGCAGAAGCCGCCGGTATCCGGGCACTTATGCTTGCAGCAGGTCCAACAGGTCCGGAACTCGCGCACATTGTTGATCGACCATGTGCGACAGTGGTCAATAATCCAGTCCAGCAGCCGATACTGCGTCTTGTCGTCCATGCGGGCGATCTCAAGCGCTGCGGCCTCCGGCAATCTGCCTTCTTCCCACGCCCTGCGAATCCCCGGCACCTTGATTCCGTTCTTGATTGCGCTCAAGTTGGCGAGCTTGGTCTTGTTGACCTGCATCGCCTCGGCGACGCGGTCGCGGATGCGCCCCGGCAGCTCTTCTCCTGCCTCGCGGCGCTTAATGTAGATTTTCGTCAAGCGTTCTGCCTCTTCTGCCAGCAATGCAGGGGACTTCACGCGCTGTCGGTTCGCCTCGATCACCGCGCACTCTTCCTGCTCGGTCGTCATGCTTGGCAACACCCGGCACAAAACGCGCTGGAACCGCTCGGCGACAGCGTCATCCTTGTAGGATGCCAGCAGCCGCACCGCATTCATCCGGCTGTGCCCGGAGATCAGCCGGTATTTGCCGTTTTCCGCGGGCACAACGGTCGGCGGCTCCAACATACCGTTTGCTTGAATGGATTCCATCAGCTCGGCGAGCTTTTCGTTGTCCGGTCTCGGGTAAAAGTTCAGCGGGTTGTCGAGGATGTCATTGACCGCGATCTCACGCGTCGTATCCGATTCGGGTACGCCCTCGACCGGCGTGAGGAACTCGCTCATGTCAAACTTGCCCTTAGCCATTGACCGCGCCTCCCTTGCTCAGATACTCCCGCGTAAAGTCGTGATACGCCTTTGTCGCGGCGTCCTTGGGCGCGTAGCCCATCAGCGTCTTGCTCGCGTTGAGGTTGGACATGCTGGCCGGCACGGAAGCCCGCAGCGGGATTGCCGCCTCAAATGCCGGGATGCCGCTCACGCGCAAGGCTTGCTCTGCGGCCTCCTGGATGCGCGTACCGCGCCGTTTGGTGATCAGCGCGCCCGCGATACGCAGCCGCGGATTGACCGTGCGCATGTTGGCGACCTGACTGCGGATCTCGCCCGCGCCGTGGAGCGAGAAGCCCTCCAGCTCGACGGGAATGATGATCTCATCCGCAGCGCCCAGCGCCGCCACCGTGGCCGCGTTGTAGGCGGTCGGGCAGTCGATGAGGATATAGTCTGCGCCCTTATCCTCTGCCACAGCAAGGCAAAAATCACGGATGCCGTTTTTTGCCAGCCGCTCACCGGTCAGGGCGGCGATGTCCGCCTTCGGCAGCTCCGCGCTGGCCGGAACGATTTTCACGCCCTCGACAGGCGTGTCCTGCACCAGCTCATCCCAGCAGCAGCCGGTCTCGCCGGTCAGCACCTCGTAGGTCGTGCCGCCGTGGAGCGTGTCTGCGCGGAAAATATCGCTCAGATTGCACTGGCCGTCCGCATCCATCACGATAACGCGCTTGCCCGCGGCCGCAAGCTCGGCCGCGAAGTTGATCGTCGTGACCGTCTTGCCGACGCCGCCCTTGTAGTTCATGATCGCAATCGTTTTCATTTCGTCCTCCTGTTTTTTCTATTTCCGCAGCCGCTTGGCTGTCTCGTACTGGTAATTCCCGATGTCTTCATACTCTTTTTTCGCGTCCTTGATTTTCGCATTCGTCGCATCAAGGTTCGCTTTCCATGCGAGATAATCAGGGCATTTGTCCTGACACGCCGGATGACGGCGCTCGCACATGTAGCACTTGCTGTTGACTTTCTTTCTCATGCGCCGCCCTCAAAATTTGAAGCACTCGCGCATCGTGTACCCGAAGACCTGCGCCTCCACCAGGAAAAAGTGGTGCAGCTCGTTGATCCACACGATTTTGCCGCGCACCTTCTTCCGCGCTCGCGTGCTCTTTGGGTTCTCCCTGCCGTCCAGATTGCAGTACGCGCAGGGCGTCCAGGCGATCGGCTGTCCAATATACGGCATGATGTCTCTCCTTTCTCTACCGGCGCTTTGCGCCGCTCATGCGCTCATTGCGAGCATTCCGCTCGACGAGTTTCTTGTCTTCCTCGACCTCGCGTGCCGACGTCATCGTCATCGGCGTAAAGGTCTGCTTGTCGCCGTCGAACCACAGCAGCGTCCGCAGCAGCAGGCCCTCTTTGTTTTTCACGATGCGTAAAAAGCGCGACTTCGCGGGGTCGTAGTCGCCGCCCTCGACAGGCCGGTAGATCATGAAGATCATGTCCGCGTCCTGCTCCAGCTGGCCGGACTCCTTGAGGTCGCTCATGCGCGGCTCGTTTTGCTGCGGCTTACCCTTTTTAGACGTCACAGCGCGATCCTCGCGCGTCAGCTGCGCCAGCTCGATCACGAGCTTTTTCCGGCTCTGGGCAAAGGCGTGCAGCTCGCGGGAGATCTCCGCCACCTGCTCACTGCGCATAATGCGCGTCGAGCTTGGCCGGATCAGCTGCACGTAGTCGATAAAGATCACGTCAAAGTCAAACGCCTCGGCCGCGCCGGTAATATCGCTGACGCTCCATCCGGCCGCCTCGATCAGCGTAAATTTCAGCGCAGCAGCCGCGGCGCTCTTGGCCGCAAATCGCTCCCAGTCCTTGTCCGTCAGCTCTCGGCGCTTGATGGCCGTGAAGCTGATGTCATTGAGCGCCGCGACCACGCGGTCGGTCACCTTGCGCCGGTCGGTCTCCAGCGAGAAAAAGCCCACGCGCCACTCCCGCGCCATCCGCAACGCCATCTGGAGGGCCAGCGCCGTCTTGCCGTCGCTCGGATACCCGCCGATGATGACCACGTCGCCCGGCTGCGTGTAGGTGCCGGCGTCCACCTCGGCGAGACCATAGCGGACGTATCGCACCGGATCTTTGGCCGTCTGCCGCGCCGCGAAGTCCTGGATCATGTCCTCCATCGTGTAGGCCGTGATCTGCCGCCCGCCGCTCTGCTCCTGCTGGAGCTTTGCCGCCAGCTCGCGGCACTCCTGCGCCGTGCCGGCTGCGGCCACCTGCATCGCAAGCTCCTGCATGCGCCGCATGCTGGCCTGCTCGGCCATGATGGCGGCATACTCACGCCAATTTGCGCTGGTCGTCGTGATCTCAAGCAGCTGCGCGAGATACTCGCTCGACTCCTTGCCGACCTTGTCGCGGATCGTCACTGGCGTCACCGGTTTTGCCCGCAGATAGAGGTCGCGGGCCGCGCGAAATATCTGCCGGTTGATCTCGATGCGGAAGTCCTGCTCGCGGACGGCAAACAGCACGTCCTTGACGATCTCCGGCGCGGCGACCATCGCGCCGGTGACCGCGGTCTCGGCCTCAAGCCCCGGCTGCACCTTTGTCATGTTCGCCATGCTCACACCCCCCAGCCGAGCGGCAGCGCCGCGCTGCCTTCAGTCCTGACCGCAGGCATTTCGTCTGGCTTGAGCTCGTAGACGGTCAGCCAATTCATACTGATCGCCTTTTCCAGCAGCGCGATCTTCACCTCACGTCGCCCGTCCGACAACTTGTCCAGTTTCCGCAAAATCCCGCTCATGGCGCGCTCGGTCTTCACGGTCTTCTGCCGGTTCAGCTTCGCCCGGTTTTCCAGTAGCCCCATGATCGCCTCGCGCAGCTCATCGTCCTCGCCGCAGTAATCCACGACGCACTTTTCGACCTCCGCGGGGGTTATAGGGGTTTGATTCTTTCTGTCTTTGGTTCTTTTAGTATTTATTTGGGTCGGAAAACCCGATGACGGTTTTTCCCGTTGTCGGGTTTCACCGTTGTCGGTATTCTCCGACAACGGTGGCGCTTCGTCCTGCAAAACGTAGACATTACCGGCAAAATAACCGTTCTCGTCGTGCGTCTGCTCGCGGGTTAGGTACCCCACTTTTTCCAGCTTTTCGAGCAGCCTGCGGATCGTGTCTTTGCTCACGCCCACATAGGCCGCGAGGCCCTTGACGGAGTACTGCCACCCGTCCGGCAGGCCGACCATAATGGCGAGCAACCCGCGCGCGTCCAGCGGCAAGCGCTTGTCCTCAATGGCCGATTTGTAGAGCACCGTAAAGCGCTGCTTCCGGCCGGACTTGATTCGGCTCTCGCTCATGTCATCGCATGGCCGCGTGTCTTTTTCTTCTGCCATGTGCATCTCCTCCAATGACTTCTACGAAGTCCACAAACTTCGTCACCAACGTACCCACGCCAACGAATGTAAAGAAAATCGCCCATCCGCTCATCGTGCATACACCCCCTTTGCCAAAACGGGGCTTGCATTTCCGCGTGAGTATGCTATACTGTTCTTGCAATCGTTTTCAGAGTTGAACCTCTGAGACACGGAACGCTTCGACGTGCCACCGTCGGGGCGTTCTTTTTTTGCGCCGTCAGCGTAGATCACTTGATAGGCCGCGGCGATGGTCTCGCGCAGCTCTTGCACGATGACGTCAAATTCCGATCGTTCACTTTCGTCGATCACGCCGTCCTCGGCGATGCGCAGCAGCCCGTTGATGCAGTCCGCCGCGTCTCGCAGCCGGTTGGTCAGTGTGATCGTCGCCTGCGGCAGGGGCTTTGTCTCCACCTCCGGCAGCACGCCCAGCTGATCCGTCGCGCGGCTGTGCTCCAGCGCGAGCCACGGCAGATCATAGACCTCAACCATCTTCGCGACCACGCCGTCCGGTGGCACGCGCCGCCCGCTCTCATATTGTTTCAGACTTTCCGCCGAAAGTCCAAGCCGCTCGGCTGCCTCTTCCTGCGATAATCGGGTAGCCTTTCTTGCCCTTTGGTATAAATTTGGGTATTTGGGATGCATGGATATTTTCTCCTTTCTGTGCTATGGTGTTACCAGGTTGACATCCACCGCGCCAGCGGCACGATCGGGATGATGTACCGGCGTCCGACCTTCTTGACGGGAAAAGTCTTGTCGTTGAGCAGCGCCATGCGGTCGACACACAACAGCTTTTCGCTCTGCTCCATCGTCAGCACCTCCTGCCCTTCGTAGCGCTCGCGCAGCGCTTGCAGCTGGTCGCGGAAATCCTCTCGCTCTCGCGGCATGTTTACTCGCTCCTTTCGTCTCGATAAAGATCATTGATCGTGCACCCGAGCAGCTGCGCGATCTGCGGCAGCGTCTCGGACGACGGCGCGTTCACGCCGCGTTCCCAGGCGCTCACAGTCTGCACCGTTACACGCAGATGCTTGGCAAGGTAGCTCTGAGAGACGCCCTTGCGCTCGCGCATCGCCTTGATATTCAGTTTCAGCAAAATATCGGCTCCTTTCTTCCTCTTGATTTTTTCGCCGTGTCGTGATACTCTCTAAATTGTGAATTGATACCCAGTCAAAAAGAAAAAGAACGGGGGAGCGAGGGCGAGTCGAACGCCCTTCTGGCAGTGGAGGAGACCATCCAAGTGATAGCCCAGGGAGAGAAACAGCAAGAGTACCCAATCATTTGCCGCGCACCGGCCGCTCCGTATTCAATTCCTAAACTGTAAATTTATGATAAATCCGAAATATCAAATTGTCAATAGCCTAATTTGAAATTTCAGATTTTTGGTCTAACTGTCTAATTAAGTATAAGTAGGTGATCCCCATAGAAACAGATATCTTTGTGCAGAACGTCAAAAAGTACTGCGATATCAAGGGGGTCAAGCCGACTATCGCATGCGCAGAGAGCGGAGCCGGAAAAAGCCTGTTGAGTCAATTAAAAAATCGCGGGATAATGCCATCTATCGAAAAGGTGCAGCTCCTCGCGCAATACCTCGGCTGCACCGTCTCCGATCTGCTGGGCGAAAAAGGAACGAGCAGCCCGCCGTCCGAAGACGACGAGCTGCTGCAAAAGATCAGCGCTCTTGCGCCGGAACGGCGCAAGCAGGCGGAAGAATATCTGGACTTTTTGATAACTCAGCAAGGAAATCAGTAAACCGCGCCCGGCTCTCGGGCGTCAGCTGACGGAGCTTGTCTTGGATGCGCTGGAGATCTGCGGCCTTGCCGCGGTCATTTGGCTCATGCATGATAGATCCCTCCGTTAAAAAAATCGCCCTCTCCGCCTCTGCAACACCAGAGAGGGCGGCAGGCTTGCGCCTGCACCATCATTGTACCAGCGCCGTCCGGCCTTTTTGGTCGAAACGGCTGGTAAATAAAAAACGGTGTCCAAATCGGACACCAAAGGGAGGAAACCCCACAATGGGAATGCGATACCGCAAGAGCCTCAAATTTGGCCCGCTGCGCATTAATTTGTCAAAATCCGGCGTCGGTTATAGCGTCGGCAATAAATTCTACCGCGTCACCAAAAAGGCTAACGGCGGCATGCGCACGACCGCGACGCTGCCCGGCACCGGCATCAGCGATGTCAAAGACTACAGCAAAGATCAGGTAGAGGAGGCGGCTCAAATGGCCCGCACAAGAAGAAAGAAAAAAGTTCCCGCAATTGTCATTGGCGCGGCCGCGCTGTTGGTGCTCATCGGCGTCGTCACCGGTGGCGGCGATGACGCGTCCAAGGATAAGGACGCCACACCCTCGACCCGTCAGGAGCAGACAGTCAAGCCATCGACCTCCACCAAGACTACAACGACCGCCAAGACGGACACACCTGCACCGTCCACGTCAACCGAGACCAAGACTGAAACGACCACGCCGTTCACACCGACCGAAACCCCTGCCCCCGCGCCTCAGCCGTCTACCAAAACAGACGCAAACGCGCAGGCCTCCCAGCCCGCCACGCAAAACGAGCGCAAGGTTTATCGCACCAAGACAGGCAAGCGTTATCACTACGACGCGCATTGTAACGGCGGCGACTATTACGAGGTCACGCTCTCCGATGCTCAAAACGCCGGTCTGACACCGTGCAAAAAGTGCGCGGGCGGCTGATATGGCCAAGTATCCAAAATACTATGTCCGGCCGGACGGCCTGCACGAGACGATCATCCGTATCAACGGCAAGCGCAAGGCATTTCGCGGCAAGACTGACCGCGAAGTCTGGGAGAAAGTCAAGGCGTTTGACCGCGCCGCCGCCGAGGCCGAGGCCAAGCAAGAGGCCATAGAGTCGACCACTTTCGCCGCTTTTGCGGATCGTTGGTGGGATGAGATCGAGCCGACGCTTGAGCACAACTCCACAAAAAACTACCGCCCCGCCCTCAAGCGGGCAAAGGACGAGTTTGGAGACCGTCAGGTCTCGGAGATCACCGCGCAGATGATCGACGCTTACATCCATGACTTTTCGGCCACTCGTGCCCGAAAAACGGCTGCGACGCAGTTGCAGATCATCAGGCAGATTTTGCGCTTTGCCGTTGTGCAAGGCGCATTGCCATATAATCCGGCCGAAGCGCTGCGCCTGCCCAAGGGCCTGAAAGTGACTTACCGCATGCCGCCGGACGAAAGCCAGGTCAAGCTTATCAAAGCCCACGCCAAAGATACCCCCTTCGGCCTGTTTGCGGCGCTGGTCTACTATACCGGCTGCCGCCGCGGCGAGGCGCTGGCCCTCACCGGCGCGGACATCGACCGCAAGGCAAAGAGAATCAGCATTACCAAATCCGTGTACTACGTCGGCAACCATGCGCAAATCAAGCAGCCAAAGACCGAAAAGGGCACGCGCGAAGTGCCGCTCCTCGACGCTCTCGACAAGCTGCTGCCAAAGCGTCTGCCCAAAGGCTACCTCTTCGCCGAGCCCAATGGCGAGCCCCTGACGGACGACCATTTTTTCGATGCGTACAAAAAGTATCAACAGGCATCCGGCGTCACGGTTACCCCGCATCAGATCCGCCACGGCTACGCGACCGCCCTCTATGAGTGTGGCGTCGACTTTAAGACAATGCAGGCCCTTCTCGGCCACGCCCAACTCTCCACGACGATGGATATCTATACCCACGTCCGGCAAAACTCCCTAAAAGCCGCCGAGGAGAAAATGCGGGGGAATTTTTAATATCCTCCCGCATGAACACACCCGCGAACACAGAATCCATTTTCCCCTTGCAATTCCACGAATTAAATAGAGTTCGAATCTCTCCTGCTGCGCCAAAAAGAACACCACCCAACAGGGTGGTGTTCTTTTTTGTATCCAGAGATTCGAACAGGGCATGAGCGAAGCGAAAAAACGCCCCAGCGGGGCGTTTAGTGCCCGCCTACACCGTTGTGGCATCACGATCGACGCGACTTGTCCAGTCCCGTCGATCGTGCCACTTCCTCGAAAGCGGCTCACTTTCTCTGCCACTGGCAGCGTTTCGCCGCTTTCCGTGTCGCGGTGTGGTAACACCGCGAGCGAATCTCTCCTGCTGCGCCAAATAAAACCACCATCTTTCGATGGTGGTTTTATTTTTTACTCAGCGCTCTCAGCGAACTGGGCTTTTCTCCCT